TGCTGCACTGATTCGCTCCAGTACCTGCAACCATACGGCGAGGCATAACCTCGTGTTCCCGTATGTGGTGTCGGCTCGGCCCGACGCCATACCGTGGAGCGCATCATAGAAGATGACTCCCGACTTGAAGAATGCCTTTCCTTTGCATCTGCCCATTTCGCGCAGTGCTTGGATAATATCCTCCTCAAGCCCCAAAGCAGCATAATGCGCCAGGTTCGCTTCATGCGCCTCTGAGCGCACGGAAGTGTCCATTTTCTCCACGTCTGCGTCGAGCACGTCAACGCCGTTCGTGGTGTAGTACGAGGCGGGGCGGAATTCCCCTTTGAAGGAAGCCTGGTAGTCGACCTCCGTCTTAAGACGCAACAAAACTGCGCGCCTCCTCGCCCTCTTGGACAGGCGTTTAAGCCTATTCCGCTCGATCTGCACCTTGCGGTGGTCGAACGGGTTCATGTACGCCTCGTCGTCGGGTGCAAAGAGAGCGTTGCTCTTCTCTGCCAGCCCCAACGCGATGTTGACGGCGTCGGCCAACTCGTTACCTGAGTAGCCGCAGGCGACTACAAGGGGGCTGATGCCCACCTTGCAAGCGCTTTTCAACCTGGCCATCGCCGAGTCGAAGGCGGAGCCCGCTAGTGCTTGCACGAAAGCGAACTGCCTGGGGGGAAACTGTATAACGCGCGGGATCTTCTTCGCGTTTGCATAAGCTTCGTCCTTCACCATGGCTGTGAGAACGACCGGTTTGGTTGGCATTTGCCCCTCACCGTACATGTACACGGCATCTGTGTACTGTATGCGTTTTCCCCCTGACCATTTGGGTATCCATACCCCAAATTGTGGACGTCCGATTGGACGACTCAGGTCAAAATGCTTGTCGAATCTCCTTACGCGTTGGTGCCACTGGAAATCAGTGAACGCGAAGTCGGCCGGCGTAAGGCCTAGCCAACTTGGAGGCTCGACCAAGACCCTTCCTCTCAAGGCATGCCACAACGTGTACTCGTCTGAGGTGGAGTAGCTGGTAGGCCTCACAAACGGATGTAGCAAGCTCTGGCGAAAGGTTCCTGGAGCAGTCAACGGCCTCGTGGGTTCTTTGGTGATAGTCGCCCCAGGCTTGATGGGACAACCAGAACAGTCTGGCGGCAAGTCGTTCGAGAACAACTCGCCTACTTTGGACTCACGGACTGCTTCAAAACGTTGACCATACGCATGCCAAGTCCAGCCACCCAGTTCCCCACATCGGAGAAGAGTGCCCAGATGACAGACGCATCCGCGGTCAATGTGGCGATAGCGCCCCGTGCCAATGGCTCCACAAGCTCTAAAGCTAGTGAGGCGGCAAGGAGTTTAAGCGCCTCAAAGGCGTCCATATCCCCACCACCGCACAAGGCGGCGGTGGGTCCCTTGCAAAGCTCGGTCTTGTCCCAGGTGAAATACCACGCCCAGGTAAGACTACGAGCCCACATGAAATTCAACACCCTCCAAGCTAGGATTTGCTTGTTCATGATGTAACCACCGTACCAGTCGGTCAGAGGCACCATCATAGATGAGGTGAAAAATATTCTTGTGAACCGAGCGAAAGTTCTCGTGCGCATGAGCCGCGCCCAAACCTCCCCTCCTGACTTCCGCAACGTATTGCGAATGCCGGAAGGGACGTCAGGGTAGTCAGCCAACACTAGCAGGTACATTCCTGCGACCCACACGGCCAGCCCGTAGGCGGCGTATGTGGCCGACCCTCTTTCCACAGATTGGTCCCAAAGCAAGGTTCCAAAGATGAGGAGCAGTCTAATGATCATGTTGCTAATCGACACGAGCCCCATGGAGTAGAACACCTCCAGTGGCGCTTGCCAGCCGCGACCATATTTGGTCGCTGACTCGCGTGCGGCGTGCTCAGCAAGCCTTGTGAAAGGCACGTACACGTTGTCTTGGCCCATCGGGTCCAAAACACTAAGCTGAATGGCGGCTAGGGCTATGCGTTCATGGCTCGGTTTCGCCAGCCACGGCACTTTGCTCTCCAACCATCTCATCGAATTCACCTTCATGCTCTTGCGATCCACCTCGCTGACAATCGCCCCTTGGGGGTTCAGTCTGGCTAGTAGAGCACTGGGCACCCAACAGTCCCCTGAGTCGCACCGAACGAATACCGCCTCCTCTTCGCCATGGGCTTGAGGAATGGGCTTGTCGTCGGGCACTAAATTAAACAGGTGGGCCAGAGGGATGAAGGTTTCAGTCACCCTAAGGTGACACGTCCCATCATGGTGGGTCACGTGTCCAGTCCTTGGGTCAGCAAGTAGCACATGGTCCTTCCAGTAAACCGACATGCCTGATCCACCCAGGTCAGCAGCGTAGCCCCATTGATACAACCGAGGTTGTCCTAGGGTGCCGGGCGTGCCGACCCTGCGGTAGATGGCTTTGCCACTACGGAAGGTGAAGCCGCGTGAGAGAGTACAAAAGTTCTCGATCTCAGGCAGCACCAAGTCAAAGGCCAGAGTAGCGGCACGATGTCTCTCGTCGTCGTACCGCCCTCCCGTGCGGGGGAGGTCGTACACACCAAACTCGTCCACGGGCACGTACACACAGTCCACTCCCGCAATGGCCAAGTCGACATAGGGCGACAGGATGGTCTTGTGGGTAGACTTTTGCACGTAGTTGCAGAAACTAGTGTGGTGCGCTCTGGCCACGGCAATTTGCATGGAGACCCTCTGGGCCCCGGTCAATGCCGCGTTCATTTTGGAAAGCAGTTTAGGGTCAGTTCGCATCGCCAGCAAGCTGGCGTTGTCGAGGCCCGCGGTGTCGCCTATTGACACCTCGGACAGGCGAGGGACTCCGTCCACCTCGTCGCAACCATCATTGGGCCACGCATAGGGTGCACTATCGTCCTCCTCCTTTGACTTCTTACCATGGTCCTTACGCTCCTTGCGCGTGGACTTCCTCTCGACGTCTCTCTCCTTACGCTGCCGCTCTTCCGCCTGTGAGGCGGTTAAAACGTTGAGCGCGGGGAGGTAAGACCGTGCCACGTTCAAGACGATTCCATCGTCTCCAACGCGCGTAGGCCCTCTCGAGGGCCGTCGGCGAATCTGCAGCTCAACTTGAGCCGCAGGCAGGGGTGGCGCGCTAGGGACCGGGTTGACCTCCAAAATGGACGCCCCGGCCTCTCTTTTCGCATCACTTTCGACATCAGACTCTTCGTCTGTGTCCCAGTCGGCAGGTGGACCCTTCTTTTCGGAACGGTCCCCCCTCGGGCTGTCTACCGGGGACTCATCAAGCATGGTAATGGTCTTGTAACCATTACTCCTGCTGATAAAGCCCGCTACACCTTGGCTCAAGCTCTTTAAGAGCGAACCTTGTGCGATCACTACGCTAGTGGCCGCTTCCTGCTGAAATGCAGGGTCTCCTTGTTCAAGGAGGGGCGAGGACTCGGTGGAGCCCCCTTTCCAGATTTTTTGCTCACTTTGGATGGTTTGATGTGAAGCGCCCGAAACTATGGTACTGATACCTGGGTAGTCAACCCGGAGACCCCCCTTATCTGGGTAAGGGGGGGTTGGTATCTCAGACTGTAGGAGGTGGCCCGTCTCCTGCCGCTGTCTGGGTTGCGCGGTACGTCGCCTGCCGTGGGTGTTGTCGCTATCAAGCGCCACACGGCCATGGGATCCTCAAGAGGACCCCTGGTGCCCCTCTAGGCGAGCCTCCGACCATTGCGTGGAGACTCAA